TGATGAGCGTGGAGATTTCAAAAAGTATTATTCAGGAGACTCTTCTACAGAAGGCAATATATTATATTTAATTAAGGCTAATGCCGATATCAATAATGAAGCTCATGTTAATGTAGTAACGCAAATTAGTTCGGGCAAGGTGAGATTTTTAATAGATGAAAGAACAGCTAAAGCCAAGCTACTAGCTACCAAAATGGGTAAAGATATGTTGCCCGAAGTTCGTTCAGAGTATTTGCGTCCGTTTGTATTGACTTCTATATTAAAAGAAGAAATGATGAATCTCCGAGAAAAACGTGATGGTAAAAACGTAGTCTTAGAAAAAGCTAATTCTAGAGTACCAAAAGATAAATTCTCAGCTTTTGAATATGGTCTATATTATATAAAAATGCTTGAAGATAACGATAAGAAGAAGAAGGGAAAATTTAGAGCTTCTGACTTCGTATTTTTTAGTTAATTAGGGAGGAAAAAGCATGGAACCAAGTGATGTTTTTTTAGATGATCGAGCAATAGACGAATATGTTTATAATGGACTACTAGCTCGTGGATATGCTCCTGGTATAGAGGAAGCTCAAGCTATTACTGATATTTTCTTGGAGTTAATGATCGGCTTAGGGATTGCCCTTTCCGAAGATGGGGCTGAAGAAAAATGAATTTAGGAGCTTTTAAAGCTCCCATGTCAAGAGGAGAAATCAAGGTTAAAGAAATATTAGAACAGGCAGGGCTTCTCTTTGAGCAACAGTATATTTTCCCAGACTTAACTACTAGCTCGGGAAAGCCTCTGCGTTTTGACTTTGCAGTATTTGATGATGATGGAGAGTTAGATTTCGTAATAGAATATAATGGCGAGCAACACTATACCGCAGTTGATGCTTATGGTGGGGGAAAGAAGTTGGCTCAACAAAAATATAATGATACACAAAAGCTGAGATATTGCGCAAGAAAAAGTATTCCATTAGTAATAATACCATATTACGACTATGAAATTCTAGACTTAAATTATATATTTCAAAAAGCAGGTATTTAAAAGATGGGATATAGTGGTTAATCCTATATCCCTTTTCTACATATACAGATAGGGGAGGTGTTTGTCATAATAAAGCGTAACCTACATTCCGATTTTCAAAGAACTGAAAGAGTTAAAGAGCTAACATCTAATGAATTAAACTATGCATATAGAAGTCGAGACAATGCCATGGATAATTATGCTCCAAGTATTGGCGATTATAGGTCAATGGGAAGAACTATTTATACAAAAAGAGTAATTGTTAAAGCAATAGAAGAAAGACAGATAGGTCACATCAGATCTATTAGTAGACACTTTTTTGCTGTGAGCGGTATATATTCTCGAGCTTGTCGATATATGGCTTATTTGCCTACATATGATTATATGTTGACTCCACAAATTGTTCGTCCACTAGCTAAAAATCAAGTGCTTGAAGACTTTAACCATGCATTGAGATTCTTAGATGGTATGAACTTAAAAACTCGATTGCCCGAAATAAGTTTACAAGTCTTAATTGATGGAGCTTATTATGGATACCTAAGAAACTATGGAAATCAATCTGTAATACAAGATCTACCAATAGAATACTGTAGAAGTATGTATCGTGTCAACAATATTCCTGTTGTAGAGTTTAATCTTGATTACTTTGATATACACTTTAAAACAAAAGAAGGTAAGGCAGCTGCATTAAAAGCTATGCCATCCGAAATATCAGAAGAGTATATGAGGTCTAAAGCTAATCCAGGCTCGATTGCAACATCAGCCTATGGTGGCCGCTGGGTGCTATTAGATCCATCAAGAGCAATAAAATTTACTCTAAATAAAGATGACTCTCCTTTGTTTTCAAGTGCGATTCCTAGTATTATTGATCTTGATGATCTTCAAGGAATTCAAAAGAAAAAAGCTGAATCACAGTTATTAAAAATCATGGTTCAAAAAATTCCATTGGACAAAAATGGCGAGTTTATTTTTGACATGGAAGAAGCTAAGGCTATGCATGTTAATGCTGTTCGTATGATGTCTAGGGCTGTAAACGTAGATGTATTAACTACTTTTGCAGATTCCGAGCTTTTAGATCTAGAAGAAAAGCGAGCTGGCCAAACTATAGAAATAGAAAACTGGGAAAAATCAACCTTTAACGATATGGGTATTTCTCAACAACTATTTGCAACAGATGGCAATCTTGCGCTGGAAAAATCAATTGCAAATGATGAATCAATTATATTGCACCTAGTTTCTCAATATCAAGACTGGATTAACGTACAAACTAGAAATAGATTTTCTCAAAATTCTTACTACTATACTTTTGATGTGTGGTTTCCAAGATTGACTCAACATAATAGAGCTGACATGGCAAGACTCTACAAAGAGCAAGCTGCTTTGGGTTATTCTAAAACATTGCCTGCACTGGCTTTAGGTCAAAGCCAATCAAACTTCTTATCCACTCTATTGTTTGAAGATGAATACTTGAATTTAGGTTCAATTATGGAGCCTGTTAAAATGTCTTCTACTCAATCTGGCAAATCAGAAGCTGGGCGTCCAGAAAAAGCACAAGATCAAAAAAGTGATAAGACTCTAGCTAATGAAGCAGCAGGAGGTTAAAAAGTGGCTAATAAAAGTATATCGTTAAATTTACCAGTCGAGTTTATTGAAGTCGAGCAGATCAATCCTTTAATCACAAAGACTACTGTAAAAGTAATGTATCCAGGAAAAAATAGAAATGGATCTTTTATCTCGAGAGAATCAGCCGAGCGTATGGCTAATTCGCTTGCTAATATTCCTATTGTTGGAGAATGGAATGAGCAGCTTGATGACTTTAAAGGTCATGGCGAAGATATGGGTCATGATGGCAATGGTCGAGTTATTATGAGCAAGCGCACTCGTCCTATTGGAGTAGTTCCATCTGATACTAAAATATGGTGGGAAAAGTTTTTAGATAATGAGCAAGTTGAGCGAGAGTATTTATGCTGTGAAGCTTATATCTGGACAGATCGCTATCCAGAATCACAAAAAATCTTTAGAGATGGTGTAAATAATCAATCTATGGAGCTTGACCCCAATACTATAAAAGGAACTTGGGCACAGTTAGAGAATCAGGGCCCAGAATATTTTATAATAGAAGAAGCTCTTTTCACTGCTCTTTGCGTATTAGGCGAAGATGTCGAGCCATGTTTTGAAGGAGCATCCATAAGCCCACTATTCCATTCACTGATTCAGAACGAAAAAGAAACTGTGAATACTGAGATGGCCTTATTGCGAGCTGAATTGGCAGAGGCGCTAAGTGAGCATGCAAAAGAGAAAATGACTAATTTTCCGCAAATGGGAGATAATTTAGCTATTACGATGAGAAATTCTAAGTGGCAAACTTTTGATCCAGAATTTGCAGAAATGATTAAAAACGACCACCCAGACGTTTGGAGATTAGGCGGAAACATAAGAGGAAATAGTCAATACAGAAAATTGAGTGAGGCCCTAGGTCAAAGCTCAGAAGATCTTTCAGACAACCTCAAAGACGCAGTTAAATTAAGAGAAGCATGGGTGGCTCGTCATTTTAAAGATTTTAGAATTGCAGGAGTCATAGCTCAAATTAAGTGGCTGGCTGTTGGTTCTAGAGGCGAAGCTTACATGAAAGATCTTGTAAGAGAAGAAATTAAGCGTAGAAAATCTAGAAATGAACTATCGGAACAAAACAGTTCCATAGACCAATCTGATTTTGCAAACAAATTAGAAAAGCTCATTTCTGTAAATGATAAATTGGTTAAAACTAGTAATTTTAGCCAGAAGGAGGAAAGCGAGTCGATGGATGTAGAATACCAAGATATCAATGAAGAATTTGCAGGCATGGTAGTCGAAGAAGAAACTCCAATAGTAGAAATTGAAGATGAAACTGCCGAAGAAGAAATGGATTTAAAAGATCTTGTTACTGAAATTGTAAAAGAAGTTATGGCTTCAATGAAGACAGAAATGGAAGCACAAGATCCAGAAGAAACAGAAGAAGTAGTAGAAGCTGCTGAGACTGAGGTTGAACAAGCTCCTGATTTTGCTGATGAAAAACAAGCCTATGAAACAAAAATTGCTGAGCTTACAGAAAAATTAAAAGCTTATGAAAGCAAAGAAAAATCAGCAATGATGGAAAAATTTGCTATGTTAGATTCGGCATTCTTAGAAGAGGTTAAAGCTTCGCTTGACTCTTATACGATTGACCAATTAGAAGCGAAACTATCTGTTGAGGCTGTTCGTTCTGGTTTAATTTTTAAATCCCAGAAGGAAGAAGTTACAACATATAGTGTAGACTACTCTAGTGTAGAATCTGCACCAAGTTGGGTTATTGCTTTAGAAAAGAAAATTAAATAATATAATTTCACACGAGGAGGAAATTTAATAATGGCTATTACTTTACTATCTAAAAATGGATTTGGTCAAGTAGAACCGAATCACTTAGCTGCTCAACGCACTGGTCAAATCTATGCTCAGTTGCCTGTAGGCGCTACAACTTTAACTACTGCTTCAAATACAATCCAAAACGGAATGTTCTTAGATTATAACTATGCAACAGGTACTGTTGACTCTCCAGCAGTTGGTTATGAACGAAATTCGTTTATATGCTGATTTCTTAACTCCAAAAGATTACGCAATGATTGCAAGTGGAACTTCTGGTGTTAACATTGGTCTTTCCCCTGAAGCTGTAACTATTGCTAATGGTACAACTACTACAACTGCAACTGTTTATCCTAGAGTATACAAAGTTCAAGTTGGCGATATCATCACTACTAACTTTGTAGCTGCTGAAGGCACTGGCTCATTTGCTGACTACGCTGTTGGAGATCAATTAATTGTTCACCCACATGCTGGTGGTTCACTAGTTCTTTCAACTTCAACTACTGCAACTGTAGCATTCAAAGTAGTTTCCAAAACAACTACTCCTGATCTACAAAATGCTTTGAAATTACAATGCGTTAAGGCTAATGCATAATAAAACATAATAAAGGAGGAAAAAATAAATGTCTTTAAACACACAAGAATTAAAAGACTTGATGACTACAATCGCTAAGGCTGATCGTAATGCATCTGTCGCATTTTCATATGGAGATCGTAAATTTAGCTTTGAGCAATTGAATGATGCTCTTCGCGCAGAAATTAAAGAACTTGCTGGAGATTACTCCTCATACCGTAAAAATAAGCATATCTTGTTTGAATTGATGGAAGAAGTAGTAGATTTAACATTACCAGTTAATGTTTTTGAAAACTTGAAAGAGTTCGCTGAAATTAAGCAATTTGCTAATGGTGACAAGCCTTACTTCAAGCGTCGTCAATCCGCTATTCGTGGTAAATCATTTGTAACTCGTGCAGCTGTTGGTGGAGCTTACGAAGTTTTCAAATTGAGCTCGGAAATCATCAATGTTGAAACTCAATCTTGGGGTGGCGCAGCACAAATCGGAATCGAAGAGTTCTTAAATGGTTCTGTAGATTTTGCTGAATTGCTTCAGATCATCAACACTGGCTTTGAGCAAGGCGTATATAAAGAAGTAATTAGCAACATGGTTGCTCTTTCACTTGGCGGTATCACAAGCTACGCTGGTACATTAACTAACTCGATTCCTGCAGCTAACAACATTACTGTTGCTGGTTGGGCTCCTGTAGTATTTAATAACTTGTTGGGTATTACTCGTGCATATGGCGAGCCTATCATCTTCTGCTCACCACAATTCGCTTACCAAATCAAGCCAGACAATGGTTGGTTTGCTACTGAAACTGATAAAGAAGAGCTTCGCAACCAAGGATATGTTGGTCGTTATAACGGAGCAAGAGTAGTTATTCTTCCACAATCCTTCTATGATGTAACTAACACTGCTGCAGCTGCTGTAGTACCTGCTGGTTATGCTTGGATTCTTCCTGCTAATGAAAAGCCAGTTAAAGTTGCTTTTGAAGGCGACACAGTTATCGAAGAGTTCCAAAATCGTGATTGGTCCAAAGAGATTCAAGTTTACAAAAAGTTTGGAGTTACTATGATTGCTCAACCTGGTATCTGTGTATACTACGATAGCTCATTGAATGCAAACTTCTTGAACACTTCTTACACTGGTCCTATCTTTACTTGGGCTGATGGAGCAGTATCACCTACTTACACAAGAATGGTATTTTAATAAAGTACTCATGGGAGTGAGGAGCTTTCGCTCCCCTCCCTTTTTTTTATTGACAAATTTAGATAAATATGATATAATAGACTTAAAGGATATATAAGGAGGAAATATAGTGAGTATTAAAAAAGATCCATATGAATTTTTAGGCACAGAAGTTACGGGAGCTATGGAGGTTAAGGTTTGGGCTATTGGAGGCGGTCGAGTTCATTATGAACTACAAGATCCAAAGGTTTCTAGAACATTTAATCCTGGTGAATTAAAAATTTTAACATTTCATGAAATTTATCAATTAGCAAATCATCCTGGTGGCATGTATTTACTTGTAAATAACTTACAAATTAGAGATAATAAAGTAAGACAGGCTATCGGGTTACCAGTAGATCCAGAATATTTATACACAGAAGAAGATGCTAAAAAACTTGTTATTGAGGGTTCTAAGGAGCAGATTTTAGATGCTTTAGAGTTTGGCC